GATGACCGATTCTGATCTGTACATTTTGGATCAGCTGTTGCCTTTCATGGGGCGTTTACGTCGTTTGATTCCTGGCGAAGACAAGTATGAACAGCGTTGGTTGACAACATTTATTTCCACGATGTTTGGTGGTGGTTTAAGAGCCAACACTCCTGAAGAGCAACAGAATCAGCTTATAAGAATTAACCGTGAATTGGAAGAATATAACAGGGACATGATCGACTTGGAGTTCCGTGAAGTCTAAACTCTTTGGGACGCAGGAGGTTTAGAATAATGGATTACATATCACGACACACTTGGGGTGCAAGACCAACTAGAAAGCCTTTTTCAAGGCTTAGATCGTCAAGGGTTGTGGGTATAGTTCTTCATCATTCTGGTGTTTCTTCTCCTCCTAAAGGCGTAGATGCTGTCAAATCTTACGAGCGTTATCACATGGATACTCGTGGCTGGAACGCTATTGCCTACAATTGGTTGGTGGATGAAAACGGAGTGATATATGAAGGGCGTGGTCCAGGGATTGTGTCAGGGGCCACCAAGCATTACAACTTCAAGACAGAGAGTATCTGTTTCACAGGCTATGGAGGTCGAACCGTCCCTGAGACTGCGCTTATCTCAATCACGGAAGTGATTGAAGATATCCAATCTCGTTATGGAGGGAGACTTTGGGTGAAAGGGCATAAGGATCTGGCTTCGACTACTTGTCCAGGTTCTGAATTGTACGCATGGTTGCAGAATGGTTCTGTTTTATATGAAGGTAACCCTGCGACTATAGATTTTGAAGCGATAGCTAAATATTTAAGAGAATTAGGTAAAGGGCTTGATAAGAGTCCTTTGTCTAGAAGGAAACGTAGCAGAGGGCAGTTAGTTCAGCTGGCTCAGGGAAGGCTTAGAGATAGGGGTCACGATTGTGGCGCTATTGATGGTGTTTTCGGTCAGAAAACTAAAGGTGCTGTTAAAAGTTTTCAGAAAAAATTCGGTTTCTTGCGTCCTAACGGCGTTATTGACCGTCAAACATGGGACTGTATGTTCTTAGTATAGGAGGTCATTCACATGCCAAAAGGTGAAGGATACGGAAGTTTTGAAGACACGTTCGGCTCTCAAGATGAGCAGCTATATGACTCTACGTCTTCGTTTAATATGTGGGATATGTCGCAGAAAGCTAAGAAAGCTGCAGCGTATCTTCGTAACACTAATTTAGGGAATGCCGCTCATGGTGGTCGTCCTTTCGGAAAGTAGGTCATAATGGATCTTATAAATAAGACACCTCAAGAGGTCAGCACTGACAAAGTGTTGGTAACAAGTGTTACTCGACCTACTTCTAATCTTGGCACATTGTCAGGTGACGCTATGTTACGTATGGCTAACGGCATGCGAGCCAAGTTCGACGAGAACGATTAGTGGGTAGAAAAAAACCTCGTAAACCAAGGTACTAAAATGCCTTTAAAAAGTGGTTCGGATCGTTCCACTGTCTCTCATAATATTGGTAAACTTATAAGTGAGGGATATTCAAAAGACCAAGCTTCGGCTATTGCTTTTAGTAAAGCAGGTCGAGCGAAGAAAGGAAAAAAATGAGTACATCTTCCAAATTTAATTGGGGCGATTGGCTGGAGAGAAGTCTCTGGACAGCTCTCCAATCAGGGTTAGCAGTTTTCACTTTAGGTGATTTGAGTACAGCACGTAGCGCAGCAGTAGCTGGCGGTGCGGCTTTACTTTCAGCTGTTAAGTCTCTAGCTAAGGAACGTCTAGCTAAATGAGTGAGAAGCCCAACATCGACTTTGAGTCGGAGTGGGCTTCTTTTATGGCGGGTCCAGTTCGTGAAGAACTGCAAAAATCTATCGACGATGAACTAACTGAAACAAGTAATGTTTTCGACATTTTAGATGGCACCCATGCCAAATGGAACGGTGAGATGCTTGGCATACTCACTGTTTTTAAAATAGATGATCTGATATCTCTGTTGGCTGCTTGGGAGGAAGCAGCTGATGGGAATTGGTTAGCTCAAAAAGAAGTGTTGTTGTGGTTAGAGAAATGGATGTCTTTCATCACAGAGTGTGTTGATGCGGGACCTCAGCAAATCTGAGAAAGTCTTTTACCTGCTACACAAGCTTCCATGAATTGTAAAAGGGTAACATTCCAGCCTTTAGGGTTTCCATGAAATGCTTTCACGTAGGTGTATTTGTCTTTCCCTACTCTGAAACTAATCACTCTTTAACCGTTGTGATACCACAGGGTTCTCAGCCAGCGTTTCTTTGAGTTCATCCAGGATTCTGTCACGTCGCCTAGCCAATGTCGTTTTAGGTATACCGAGTATGCCCCCAACAAAACGGAGACTAAGCCTAGCAACAACCAACATATCGAGTATCCATCTATCTTCTTCATCTAATTCATCCAGCGCATCTGCGATAATGTCACGTAATTCCATTTGTTCTGAGATTGATTCTTCAGGATCTTCAAAAGGTGGGCAGGATATGAGAGCTTCAATAGGCGTGAAAGGGCGGTAGAACGCTGACCCGTAACGGTTCCATCTAGGCAGGTACGAGCTGAGAGGATCATACAACGATTCTTTTCTTCTAGATTCATTCCAGCTAACCACCTAACTCTGTCCATACTTCCTGTGCTTTAATAGCATAGTACTTGTTACCTTCAGGGAATGTACCTATCTCAGCGTTATCTACGAAAGGGCGCAGCTTCTTAATTGGGAACATGAGCTGTCTATCATTATGTGAATCGTATAAAAACAATTCGACAGGCATTACTGTACGATCCCACCATAGTAAAGCTTCCCATTTGTCTGGTTTCATGTGAATGATTTGTTTTTTACCAAATCCTTGCACTTCAACTAAACAGTTGGTGGTGAGATAGTCAGGAGTGAACCTGATACGTTCAGGTAATCTCCATGTAGCTAATGGTGGTCTGTTCAGCCCATAGCGTACAAAATTGTTTTTTGACCACTCTTCAAATTTGCCTTCAGCTATATCTCCCATAGCGTAAAGCCTCTTGTTGAAAGGCTGATCCGCGAAGGTCATTTACTTTTTTCTTGCTGCCAATTTCTGAACATACCGATCATCCGCATAAGCAACTCCATTCAGCCCGTCCTTAACAGTCTTACACAAATTATCTAAGTCTGCTGTTAATGGACATATTTCTTCATCTAAATCTGTGATGGTTACAACAGTTCTTTTTTTGCTGAATGTGCATGACACTGAAACTGGACCATTAAAGAATGGTCCTTTGTATGCGTCTGCTATGCGTTGCTCTGCGTCTAAAGTTTTCTTATCCGTGTACGCTCGTCCTCTAGCGAAACGTGGTCTTCCTTTAGCTTTAGGTCGCCCAGGTATGACGAATCTGTAGGTAGTCATCGCATTTTAGAGTATGCGTCAGTGACCAGCTTTGAAAGCTGTTTCTCCCCTTCGGTTCCTCTGGTGGCAAACTTTTGCCCCCATCTGAGATCACATTGTCTTGTCCATTCTAAGACAGCGTTCTCAGAGTATTTTTGTCTAAATAAAGAACATGCGAATGAAAACAAAGCTAGGCTTCTGTCGTTGTGTTTAGGTCCGTTATCCCATATGTCTCTCGCTACGAATTTGAAGTCAGCTCCTACTCTAGTGTGAGTAAATTTTGGAACAGGTACTGGTTGGGTAGCTGCAGGTGGTTCATATAAGGAAGCTAGTTTAACTATTTTTTGTCTATCTGTTAAAGAATTGTATGCAGCTTCAACAAACTCCTCTAATAATAGGTTGCTCTCAGACGCGCGTAGAGCCTCCTGGCGACCTTCTGGGCGTGTCTGGGCATATGGGAGTCGTATACCATTACCGTAACCTTTAGCTGGCATAGTAACTTGTTTAGGGTAAACCTCTTTAGTTGGGGCATCAACTATCTGACAGCCAGCAAGCATAGCGTTACGTCCCATCTGAGCAGGAACATCCTCATCTAAAAATACCCACAAGTGAAAACCTTTCGACCTTGAAGGCTCAACAAAAGAAACAATATCTAATTGGGATAAAAGCCCTTGAACATTCAAAGCATCTGTAAGAGAAGGATCTCCCTCGTCCCAATCAACAGCCAACCATCCAACATTGCATTTAGGTGAACCTGTCGTTTCCATCAGAGGGTAAACACCTATACGGTAATCTCCCCACAAATGTTTTTGAGCAGCTTCCATAAAAGAAACACCATGAGCTGGGACAGCAACCCCGAAATCTTCATCACGCCAAGGTCTGAAATCACCTTCAGCTGTTTCTTTAGCTAAACAATTACCTCTGAAAAGAAAACAAAACTTTTCTACAATCGCAACATCGTTCATCGCATGAACCTGTCATCAGGTGGGATGTCATCATCTCTGTACTGTCTTATC